GTACTCCACCGGACGCGTGCGAAGGAACTGAATCTCGTCCTCGGTGATGTACACGAAGTCCGTGTCCAGTGACAGATTCTTAATCGACGCCGTGGCGTTGGCGGGGCTCGCGAGGAACACCATCTCCGAGAGTGGGCGTAACTTAAGGCGTACCTCCACGAGTTGTTTCGTGAGGGCACACACGGGAATGGCGAGCGATGGATTTCTGTAGTTATAAAATGGAAGGTCCAGGAAATAGGTGTTGTTTCCGGTGTATCGAAGGAAATCACCATGACCCGTGAGAAAGTACACCGTTTGGTTCACGTCGTCGTCGTTGTTGTACAACTGCTGGCGCATGTAGATGTATTCCCCTGAAAGTCTTTGGATGGTCTGTCCACCTATGACGAGGTCGGCCCACTCGATGAGATGTGTGCACACCGACGGGGGCCAGTACACGTCGTTCACTTCCGTGCTCTCATCCGGCTGAGGGTCGCTCAACGTAATCTTCAGCGTCATGTTACGAATGAGGTCGCCTTTGTTGTGTGGAATCCTGCAGGACACTTCCTGCCCGAAATCAATGTCCCCATCGAACGGTGTCTCCACGCGTTCTTGCGCAAACTTTGTGTGTCTCTTGAAATTCATCAGGAAATGTGAAAACGTGGGTTGTCCTGTGCACCACGTGTCGGCCACACCCGTTGCTGCGAGTTTCAGTGACATCTCTGATATAAGTGAGTAAAATTTTGAGAAACAAAAAATGTGCATCCTAGTAGATATGAATCTCCAATTACGGAAGTTCAAACCCGAAACGATGGGCGATGACAAGGTGTGCGTCTTCATCGGTAAAAGAGGTACGGGTAAGTCCACCCTCGTGGCGGACATTTTGTACTACAAGAAACATCTCCCAGCAGGCATCGTGCTCTCTGGGACCGAGGAAGGCAATCACTACTACAGCAAACACGTCCCCGACTTGTTCATCTACGGTGACTACGACAAAGAAGCCATCGAAAGGGCTATCGAACGTCAACGTAAGCTCGTGAGTGCGGGAAAACAAAATTGTGGATGTTTCCTCCTCTTGGACGATTGCATGTACGACAACAAGTTTCTGAAGGACACGTGCATTCGACAATGTTTCATGAATGGAAGGCACTGGAAAATCTTCTTCATGTTGACGATGCAGTACTGCATGGACCTCCCACCCGCACTTCGAGCGAACGTGGACTACGTGTTCATCCTCAGGGAAAACATCATTCAGAACAGAGAGAAACTCTACAAATCTTTCTTTGGCATCTTCCCGTCCTTTGACATGTTCAACAAAGTCATGGACGCGTGCACGGAAAACTACGAGTGTCTGGTTTTGGACAACACCGTGAAATCGAACAAAATCACGGATTGTGTGTTTTGGTACAAAGGAAACATCAGGAAAAACTTCCGCGTGGGCGCGCCCGAACTCTGGGCGGCGCATAAGAAGATGTACAACCCCAAACACATGCAGGACCGTCAGGGGGACCCGAAGAAGATGTCGAAGAAGACTGCGCTCACAGTGACCAAAAAGAAATGAGCTGATAAAATATGTCAGACGACGTGGTCACGTACAATCTGAGCGATTCCGGTGAGGGTATGGTGTCCTTGTCCCCACCCCCTGTCCCGGAATTGCAGCAACAAGTGCAGAGCCAGAGCACGGCGTTTGTCGCCGATGAAAAAAATGTCCGCCAAGAACATATGGATTCCACCGCCATCTCTGAAATCATGGAGCCTGAAATGGTTCAACCCGCCGACCCCAGGATGCAAGGAGTGATGCCGCACATGATGGCACCGCACGCCGGTGCCCCCACGTCCGCGGGATTCGCCATGCAACAACAACAACAACCACCAGTCGCGGAGAAGCAAAACCCCATGGGTCTCACGGATGACCAAATGACGGCGTTGTTAGTGGCGGCGTGCACGGCGGCGGCGGTGAGCAAGCCGGTGCAAGATAAGTTGGTGACCTCTGTTCCCAAGTTCCTTAACGAACAAGGGAGCAGAAGCGCATTCGGCCTCGCGGCCACGGGCGCGGTAGCTGCGGTTCTTTTCTACTTTGGAAAGAACTACATCTGAGCTCATTCCCAGTTGAGGTTGCTGTAGATGGACCGGTCGATACCGATGTAATAGGTCAGCAACGCCCCGACGGTGAACGTCACCGTCAATAAGGCACTCACTTCAAGTGTCTTCTTGACGTCCTTCCCGAATTTATCGAAATCCTCCTTCAAATTTTTAAAGTAGGAGTGCACAGCGTACGTGAGAATGAGCGCGATGGCGGTTGACGTGAAGAAGAAGCTTCGGTCCACGGCCAGACGCGGCAGTCGGTTCACGACGAGACGCAAAAGGTTCGGCACGATGAGAGTGATGAGCAGGAGACGTGCGGTGTAGTTCTCGACGACGACGGGTAGGAGCGCGGTGTAGAACACGGCTATCCAGTAGGCCACCGCCATGTACAAATCATTCGCGGGTGTGGACATGTTTTACTTACTATAGAATTACATTTTATTTACACGTCCTGAACTTCTTTCCCACAGAACGGTGTCTTCTCTGGAATCTTTTCGTAGATTCCCAAGGCCACGGCGATGTCTCGAAGTTCGATGTAATTGTTCCAGTACGCATCGCTGTGGTCGTACTCGTCCACTGTGCAGTGCGCGAGCTCATGGAGGAGGATGTGAAACACCTCATTCACCTGACCGTCGATGCACACGCCAACTTCGAAGCCCTTGTTGACGTTGTATCCCAAGGCACCGTCCCACGAACGATAGTACGCCGTGAGGGGTTTTGGCGCGTGTAATTCCTTGAACTTGCCCTCGCGCACCAGAGCTTCTCGAAGCGTGGTGTACTTCTCGCGCACCTGTCGCAGTTTAGGGGGTTCGCGCGTGTTCAAAAACACGTAGATGTTCACGAGAATGATCATCAACCACATCATTCTACTTTCTATATGTAAAGATAAATTTAGAATACATCTGCGAGACCGCGTGTCCTGTGAGCGCACCCCAATGCACCAAGTGAAACCCATGCTGTTCCAACGTCGTTATGAGTCGGTCCTTGTACGCGATGGGTTCGCTTTTCGCGCCGTCGTCGTAGTACGGCGTGTCCGCCAAGTTCACGAACAACTTTTCACCAAACCCACCCTCCGGTGTGCCTTTCATGAGGAAAAAGTTCCCCAATGCGTCTTGCATGGGTGTGCGCATGATCACGGCGTCGCTGTCGGGAATGATGCCCGCGAGCGTCCCCCCTGGTTTCATGCGTTTTCGTATCTCTTTGATGCTTCGGTAGAACAAGTCCGAAGAAGCAAAGATGTAGTGCAGACTAAAGTTGTAACACACGACGTCGTACTTTCTGTTTGGACACGCCGTGATGTCTCCCACGTAAAAATTCACCTGCATCTTCAATCCCATGGCCCGACTCTTGGCCTCCTCCAAAGCTTCCACACTCGGGTCGCACATGCTCAAGTTCGCGCCCATGTGTTTCCACTTTTGCAAGTCCCCGCCGTATCCACACCCGACGTCGAGGACTTGGAAACCATCTCGACACACAGCCTGTATGATTTCCCTTTTAAAGAGATTGTGGGATTTTCGAACGTCGTCCATCTCATTTTCAAATAATGAACGCACCTAACCCTTATATGGGTGCTTATGGACCCAGAGATTGCACACCCATTTCTCACCCCGAGACACGGGCTTGCCCCCGTGCCACGCCTTGCTCGTCATGAACTCGTAGTTGTCGAGGTTTTCGAACAGGAGACAATCCCCCGTGCTCAAGCGGTACTCCTGTTTGATGTTCGGGAACGCCGTCGCCCCACCCTCGTACTCCTCGTTCAGGGCGACGATGAACGTGTACATCCTCGGATTGTCCCCATCTGTAAAGCAATCGTAATGGGGCTTATAGAATCCACCTGGACGATAGCGAAGGACTTGAAGTTTTTCGCAGTTTTCCGACGGTCGGTCCACGTGTTCGAGACATCGATCCATGAGTTTACGCACCACCGGGTCGTCCCTCCCGAGCCACGCCGTCTCGCTTTGACGCACGTTCATGTTCACTTGGTGATGACCCCCGACGGTGGATGTGTGCAGCCTGGGTAGTGCCAGGCG